AATAACTGCCGATAATAAAGAAGCGTTAAAAGCTATTGAGGATTTAGCAAAATCAACTTCTGGATTAAAGACTAGGTTTCAAGAGATTAAAGGAGATACTAATCAAGCTGCACTTGCTTTAAATAACTTATCTAGGGTTGCACAAGATGCTCCTTATGGTTTTATAGGTATAGCAAACAACATTAATCCGTTGTTAGAATCATTCCAACGATTAAAAGATACTACTGGAAGTACAACTGGTGCTTTTAAATCAATGCTTTCTAGTTTAGCTGGTCCAGCAGGTATTGGTTTAGCAGTAGGTGCTTTAACTTCTATTATTGTTGCATTCGGTCCTAAAATTAGTCAATACATTGCTCAAATATCTGAAGCTGATATGGCTCAAAGAAAAATGAATGATAGTATTGCAAAGGCAACAGGTTCAGCACAAGCAGAGGCAGATAAATTAACTATTTTAAATGATATTGTAAAAGATAGCACTTTAACAACTAACGAAAGAGAAACTGCGTTAAAACAATTACAAAATACTTATAAAGGTAATATTGAACTACAAAAATTAGATATTAATGATGGTCAAAGATTAGAAGTAGTCATTAATGGTATTACAGAGGCTTTAAAACGTAAAGCATTAGCACAAGCATTTGCAACATTAATAGCTGAAGAAGAAGCAAAGAAAGCAAGATTACAATTAGATAGTTTAGCTGAAATGAGAGACAAAGTAGGTGCTGCAACTGCTGCTTGGACATTTATCAAAGCTGCATTGACTAATGCTTCTGGTGAAATGGTTTCACTTCAATATAATACCGAAATAACTAATGAAGCACTAGATAAACATCAAGAAGAATTAGGAGCAGTAGATAAAAATATTAATTCATTAAAATCTAATTTAACTGATATTACTCGTGAGCAAATAAAATACAAAGATTCTACTACTTTATCTACTACTGCTTTAAAAGCACAAAGTAATGAAATGACTAATTATCAGAGAGAATTAAATGCTTATATAAAATCAGAACAAGATATAACTAGACCCACAAGGGCACAAAGAAGAAAAGCAACTCCAGTATTATTTCAACTTAATAGACAAAGAACAGACAAGATAAGTGAAGATGTACCAGCTTGGTACACAGACACTATGAATGAACAAACAAGTGTAGCTGCCCAAGACTTAGAAACTCTTAACACTCAATTAAAATTATCTGCTGAATTAACATCTGTTGTTGCTTCAGGTTTTAACAATGTATTTGAGACTTTTGTTAATGGTGGAGATATAGGCAAAGCATTAGAAGAATCGTTTAAAAGAATTGCTATACAATTAGTTGAAATGGTTGCACAAGCATTAATATTCAAAGCTATTTTAACTGCATTGGGTGTCGGTGCTACTCCTTTAGGTGCTGCTGCTTTAGATAGTGGAATGGGATTTGGTGGTGGTGGTTTATTAGGTCAATTTTTATTAAAGGGTAGTGATTTAGTATTAGCAACTCAAAGAGCAAATAGTAACCTTAACCTGAGAAGATAATATGGCATATCAAAATAAATACAAAGCAACATTTGCAAGTAAATCAGGCAAAACGGCTTATTTATATTTACAAGAAGATTCTTATGCTGGTAGTTTAATTGAGTATCAAGGAGTAGGTATTAACCTTCAGTATATACCTAATTCAGATGACCCATTTGAGCCTATTTATGCAAGTCAATTAGGAGTGGTTTTAGATGTAACAGATAACCTAGCTAATATCCCTGATTTTACTACTTTAAATGATAGAAAGTATTTTGCTAAATTATACTTAGATGCTGATTTACAATGGTGTGGTTGGGTATTATCAGATAATGTTCAAATAAGCTATTCAACTGGTAGAAAAGAATTGTCATTTAATGCCGTTGATGGATTAGGTATACTTAAAAGCATTCCATTACCAATAGCTGCATCTACTGATACCAATGCTATAAATACTTTATTATACTACATTACATTATGTTTAAATAGTATTGATTTCCCAATTGACCCTAATATAATGACAGTATGTTCTTATTATGCTACTGGTATGGATGATAGGTCTGATTATAGTTATAGCGAACCTTTTAATCAAACATATCTACCTTATAGAACCTTTATAGATACAGACATAACTTATATAAGTTGTTTGGATGTATTGTCTAATATTGTTAAATCATTTGGTTGTAGATTATTTCAAGCTGGTGGTAAATGGTGGATAGTTGCAGTTAATGAATTTGCTAATGAGAATAATTGGTTTACTGAATATACATACACAGGAACAGTTGCATCAAGTGGTAGTAACTTAAATACATTAAGCGTTATTCAGGGATATGTTGGCAATACAAGTGGATTATACTTTATAGATAATTCACAATTAAAAATAATGAAGAAAGGCTTTAATAAAGTTGAATGCAATTATGATGTAACAATAGCAGATAATTATATATCTAATGGCAATTTTAGACCTTTTACTGGCTTATATGCAGATAACTGGCAAATAAACTTTGCTGGAATAGGAAGTACTGTTACAATTGTAAATAATACAACTGATTCTTTTGCACAATATAGATTGATAAGGGGGAGTACATCTATAACAAATGAGGCTTCTATTGAAATAAAATCAGGTTCTTATCCTAAAATAGCAGGAGGGGTTAAACTTACATTTTCTTGGATATTTCAAGGTCAAGATTTAGGTAATCTCCCAAGAGGGCACGTTTACGTTTTATTAACAGATGGAACTGCTAGTTGGTGGTGGGATGGAACTGCTTGGGTAAGTACATCTCAATATTATAGTGTTCCAGCATATTCTGGTCCAAGTGGTAGTGATGTAAATTCATTTAGTTTTACTACTGCCGTTACTCCAATATCTGGGGAGTTACATTTTAAATATGCACTTGAAAATAGCACAGGTACTTTTGCTCAATTAAGTAATATGTCGCTTAAAATGACCCCATTGATTAATAATATATATTATTTTAGTTATTTAAGTAACACAAATGAATATGTTAAGACTGTTGAAATTCCTTATGGTAGTTTTAGTAGTTATTATTTTTATCCAATTGAGATAGGTATTTTCTTATTCAGTAATGGCTATAATCCTTCATCTTGGTATCAATATGGTGGTGCTACTAATTACCCAAGTTTAATACAATTATTGATGCAACAATTTACTAATGTGTATGCTCGTAATATTATAAATGTGGATTGTAGTTTATCTAGTTTATCAACAACAAATGGGATATTAAATGCTTCTAAGTTATTTAAGGCTACTGATACAGACCCTAATCAAATAAACATTGCTAGTAATTCATATATGTTAGGTAATGCTACAATAAGTTACCCTAATGATGAAAGTCAAGTTACATTACTACAAATTTCTAATACTAATATAGTATCTACAAATGGTTATGAAATATCATATAATACTTTAATTTAAGTAAATTTGCAATATGCCAGACAAAGTACAGGGTAAAAATATAATTCTTTATAAAGTAGTTGGAGGGGTAGATACTGCCTTTGCTTGTTCTACTAATTGCACCTTTAATATTCAAGTTGAACAAAAGGATGTAACAAGCCAGACTTCTGCTTGGTTTAGAGAATTTAAAATTGACATAGCTTCTTGGGTAGTTACTTGTGAAGGTATTGTTACTTTAGCAGGTTATTCATATGCTGATATGTTAACTAATCAATTGGCAAGGACAACTATTGCAGTTAAATTCTCAATAAATAATGGCTCTAGTTATACAATTATAAGTGGCAATGCTATTATATCTGCTCTTTCAATTAATGCTCCTTATAAAGAAATAGCAACTTATTCAATCACTTTACAAGGAATTGGTGCTTATACATTAACTTAGTAATAATGGCAACTAAAGTACAAGGCAAAGATGTTATTTTATACAAGATTGATACTTCAGTAATTCCTACATATGAAACTCCTTTTGCGTGTTCTACCAATTGTACTTTTAATGTTCAGGTTGAACAAAAAGAAGTATCTAGTAGAACAGATGCTTTCTTTACAGAATACCTTACCGACCTTTCTGTATGGAATGCTTCTTGTGAAGGAATAGTAACTCTTTCTGGCTTTTCATATCAACAAATGGCTCAAGTTATTTTAGATAGAACTTTGTTTCTTATTAGGTTTGCTATTGATAATGGGAATGATGGTTTTAAATACATTAGTGGATATTGTTTTATAACAAACTTTGATATAAGTGGAAACTATAAGGAAATAGGAACTTATGGGGTTACATTACAAGGAACAGGAAAGTATTACACAGATGCAACTCCTACAACAACTACAAGTACTACAAGCACTTCTACTAGCACAACAAGTACAACAACAAGTACAACTACGACAACCAGTACTACAACAACAAGTACAAGTACTACTACTTCAACAACGACATCTACTACTACAACGACAACGCAACCTCCAGTATGGTATGCTTTATTTAATTGTGCTACTGGTGTAACTGTTACTTCTACTAACTATCCTAATGGTTCTTTTGCAGTTAATGAACGAGTAACTTCAATAGGTCAAACGTTTAGAATTGATAGTATTTATTATACCGACCCTAGTGGGTTACAATTATCACTAACAACGACAGGATTAACTGGATGTCCAGCAACAACTACTACCACGACAACTTCTACTACTTTGGCAGTAGTAGATTTCACTTTGACTTATACTTGTTCTGGTGGAACGGCTTTTTTAACATCTAATGCTTATACTGGAGGTGCTGGAACTTATGAATATACGGATGCAGTATTCTCTACTCAATCAGCAGCATTATCAGCAACGGCTTGGACTGCTGGTACTTCTAATATTTATTATAATCAAGATGACACCATTCATTGGGTAGCAGTAAGAGATGCAGCAAACCCTTTAAATAGAAGGGCTCGTTCTGTTACTCCAGCTTGTGCTACTACGACTACTACGAGTACTACGACTGTGCCTCCAGTATGGTATAATCTATTTAATTGTGGAACAGGTGCTTCGGTTACCTCTGCTCAATATCCTAATGGAACTTTCAATGTCAATGATAGAGTTACATCTATCGGTCAAACCTTTAGGATAGATTCAATTTATTATACAGACCCAAGTGGTTTGCAATTATCAATTACTGCTACTGGCTTCACAGGATGTCCTGCTACTACGACCACGACTACAACGACTACTTTAGCACCTTTATCTTTTAATATAAGTTATACTTGTAGTGGAACTAATGCAGTAGTAACGATTAACTCTTTCTCTGGTGGAAGTGGAGGTTATTCTTATGGCAATACTGTGTTTAACTATTTTACCGATGCTATTGCAAATACTGCTTATACTGCTGGAACATCTAATACATATGCACCAGCTTCATTTGCAGTATCAGGTCAATTATGGGCAGTAATAAAAGATAGTAACGGAAACAAATTAGCTTTATCGGTTACTCCTACTTGTACTACCACAACAACTACAACAACGACCACAACTACTACGGCTGCTCCTTGTGAATGCTGGACAATAGTAAACGAAGGAAGTGGTACTGGCAATTATTCTTATGATAGATGTAGTGATGGAACTACGTTAAATAGAAACATAGGAAGTGGTGTTACTCAGACAGTGTGTGCAAGAGCAGGAACTACACCATCTGCAAATTCAGGAACACTAACAATATATAGCTGTGGCACTCCTTGTTCAGTTAATTCTGATTGTGCTCCTTGTTAAATAAAAACCAAAACCGATGACAATAAGATTCGTATGTGCTCAACCAGCAACGCTTTACTATGCTTGGCAAGTAGAGGTAATGATTAACAACTTTAGTGCAATGGGAATCAATCCTAACAACATAGACATAGTATGTTGGCGAGATGGTTCTATTCCTATTGAATGGTCTAAACTAGCAAATAATTATGCAGCTAGATTCTTCTTTTATGATGATACCAGAGAAAATAAAAACTATGTTTCATCTATTAGACCAAACATTCTAAAGCAACATTTTAAGAAATTCCCTGAGTTAGAACAAGATGCTATTTTCTATCACGATTGCGATATAGTATTTACTAAGCCAATTGAATGGTATAAGTTTTTATATGATGACAAATGGTATGGCTCAGATACTAGATTCTATATTGGCTACGAATACATAATGAGTAAAGGCGAACAAGTATTAGATGCTATGTGTGATATAGTAGGAATAGACAAAGAAATTATCAAAGAGAATGAACGCAATTCAATAGGTGCTCAATATCTAATGAAAGGAATAGGTTGGAAATTTTGGGATAATGTAGAAAGGAATTGTGAGAGACTTTATAAAGAGATAAGCGAATTAAGTGCAAATATAAAAGCAGATAATCCAGTTTACCACGAGTTACAGATATGGTGTGCAGATATGTGGGCAGTATTATGGGAAGGTTGGAAGATGGATAAAAAAACAATATGTCATCCAGATTTAGATTTTGCTTGGGCAACATCAAGGATTGAATCTTGGGATAAATTAAACATCTATCATAACGCAGGAGCAATTGATGCTATAAGTGGATTATTCTTTAAGTCTAATTACATTAATAAGTTGCCTTATGGGGAAACTATAAACATAAATAAAGAGTTTGCTAGTTCTAAATATTGGGAATTAATACAACAAACTAAAACAGTCCTATGAGAATAATATCAGCTAAATATGGTGGTGTAGATTGTACGGAGATTGTCAGTAACAAAGTAAAGTCTGATAAATTAATGCTAAGAGTAAATAACGATATTATAGGAGACCCTAATGTCGGGCAAGTAAAGCATTTAGAATTAAGTTGGCAAGATAAAGATTTGGTCCATTTACAAACGTATAAGGAAGGCAGTTTAATCTCTATCCCAAAGACTGGGAATAAGCGTTTAGGCATCTTTTATTCTAACAATAACCAACATACTATTTGGAATGCCATTTATAAGTCATTAGACACTATAAAAATCGCCTCTGAAGGCAAAGCCGATATAATCACTTGCCTTTGGGAAGAAATGCCCTTAAATCCGTTCCTAAGCGTTTTTAGTTGGTATAAGTCTCAAAGCCACCTTAACCAATTGTTACAGATAATGCAATGCTTGTTTATGGCTAGGGAGATGGGAGAGTACGAATATGTATCTTTCTTAGAGCACGATGTAATGTACCCAAAAGGTTATTTTGATTATCCAGACTTTAACAAAGGAGAAGTTTTAACCAATATGCACTATGGAGGAATCAATAAGGAAGGTTGGCAACATAGACACCAAAACGATGAGCCTTTCCACCAGATGACTATGAGACTAGATGATGCAATTGAGCATTGTTTAAACATACTTCCTAATGCCTTAAAGGTTAATTGTGGCAATATAGAAACAGATAAATTAAAACGAACTCAATGGGTAAGTAAGAATGAGGCTATCCATATTAATCACGGCAATCACTTTACATCTCATAATTCTATCTATTCTAAAGACAATACTTATCAAACTCATCCTTATTGGGGGGAAGCTATTGAATATAAGGAATTGTTTAATAATTAGTAAATTTGTAAAAATAGAAAAATAATGTCTTGTAATCCTTCTAATGCTGATTTCAGACCAGCGAATTATAATATTCAGATATGGCAGAACAATACTTGGAGTCAAATATTCCAATTAACTGCTAATACTGACCCAATTGATTTAACAGGTGCGAATATAGAAATTCAAGTTCGTAGGAGACCTAATTCAGCAGATGCAGATATGACATTGACTTTAGCTGATGGTATAACTATTGGTGGTGTAGATGA